TTCGTTTCTTCCAATTCGCAAGATGCCTTTTTGCACCTACATAATAATTTATATATGCCTGAATAGAATTACCAGGAACCTTGTATTGTTCTGGCATTGCAGGCGTTGGTTCGGACCAACCTTCGTTCCCAATATTTTTAGGAATATTTTTAAGTAAAACATAACATAATCCATCACGTTCTACCTTATGTGTTTTACCATAGCGATAAGTATATTCTTCACATAAGGCAACTAGCATATTAGCTAACCAAAGATAATTTTCAGGGGATTTTCGTGTCCAAATTGCTGATGGATGGTTGATATGAGTAGAACGATAAAGCACATTATCGAGATCACCAGTAAGAACATATCTTGTTTGTTTTCTACCAGTTGCACTGAGGCCAGTAACGATATTACCATCAAGATAACGATGAGCAGTAGAAAGTAATTGAGCATATTCAAGTATCATCTTTACGACGTGTTTGTCTGTGTGCAATTTAGCACATTCATTAGGTTTATTATGTAGATAAAATATATTCACAGTGTTTCAATAGATTTAAGTATATTCATTATAGTGTGCTTTGATTTTGTAGATAGAGCAAAGCAAGATTTAGCTTCTAGTAAAGCTTTAATTACTTCTATAGGATCATAACTTTCTAAAGTATTTTCAGTGACATTTTCTTTAACACCACCGAACATATTTAAAGCAAAAATAGTCAAAAAGATTTCCTCTTCTGTATAAAGAGGAATCTTGTAACCTCGATAGTAGGTTCGTCTCTCAGGAAAGTTATAAATCGTCGCGGGCATATGAAATCCTCATTTCCCGATTATTTATAATTATTTGATAGATTTACTAGACTCCGCTTTATCTTTATCTTCACGCAATTCGATAAAAACGGGTAAGAACAAACTCTCAACCCCAGATTTATCTTTAATACGAGCATTATATTTTACAGTGACGATTTTTCCTATTACTTTTTTGGTATACTCATCCCTCTGTTCGTCCGAATAACCTGATCCTACATTTACTCGAATAACACTGTCACTTGATTCACAAACTAATGCTCCTAGACGGCCGACATTTTTACCTGTACCTTCTTCCCAATCTACAACTTTAAGTTCGCATTCTAATTCACCTTTGAACTTAATTTGTTCTTTAGATCTCTTGTCTTGCCAGATACCTGTTTTAGTTTTAAGGATTGTGCCTTCTTGACCTTCGGCTAAAAACTTCTCAAAGATTTTCTGAGCAGTATAGATGTCGTCAACTTCTTTATGCCATACCAAACTAACATATTGTCTAAATTGCGTAAACTGTCCATTCACATGAGAGATTGCATTGCTTAATTTAGCAAAACGAGTATTATATTGCTCGTCATCAATACCCGCAGTAAATGAAGTATATGGAATAGCATCCCACAGTGTTGCTCGAACATTATCCGCTTCGATTTCGCTCATTGTACCTTTAATAGACTTAGACAAAATACCATTGCCTGTTTGTCTGTTAACTGGTTTGCCCGCAAAGTCTGCAATTAGCAATTCACCGTCAAACACCATATCTTGTTTATAGTGTTCTGCCATTTTAATAAATGGAATAGGAAATGATGGATTCGGAATATTTAATTCTTTGCCATTGCGAGACCTAAATTCTACGGTGCCGCCTTTGACGATTGCGTTGAATCGCATACCGTCGAGCTTGAGCTGGACGTAAGCTGGGAAGCTAATTTTGTCGACGAGCTTTTGTTCGTATCCAGAAGCCAACATAACTGGGTATGTCGAGATAGCTCCTGGCCAAATTTTATTAACGGTTGCTTCGGAGACTCCGCAACGCATGTCTTTTGCAATAATACGCTCAATGATTTTTGCATCTTCTGAACTCACCGATCCTAAAATAAATTGTAAATGGTTAATTGCATTATTGCCTGTCATCACTCTGTCTGACAATACACTAAGATTGTCCAATGCTTCTTCTAGTGTTTTTTGATGAATATCCGGAGCAGTTTGATATGTTGGAATTTTTCTGATATAAAACTGAGTAAAGGGATCCAACGCCAAATAAAATACTCTTTTAAGTAAAGCGTTATTCTTGTTTTTAATAAGAATTGCTTCTTTAGCTAAACGGGAATTGTCTGAAGCTAATTGTTCAAAAATATTGTAGATGTTGCTCATTTCTGCTCCTTAATGTCTTATTATAACACCAATTGGAAAAGATGTCAAGCAATATTTTCAAGAAACGGATTAAATTGTCCATTGATTGAGAATAATAATTTATATTTAATTTCTTCAGCAAGCATTTTTTCTTTGGCTTTCTCAATAGCTTCTAAACTAGGATAAACACCTACAATTGTTTTGCGTTTAACTCGACGGATCTTATCGAGATATTTTGCTTCTAGAATATATTGATTATACATTTGTTGTGTCTTTGGCCATTGTTGTTGTAGTTGTAATAGTTTGATACATATTCTCAAACTCTTCATGTTCTTCAAGTTCTAAATTGAAGTTTTGTTTGTGGTATACTTTAGCCATACGACGGAATGTCTTTTTGGATAAATCATGTTTCTCACAAATTTCTTTAATGGCTTCACGAACAAATTCCCGTTCACCTTCGGTGCGTGTCATAGATGCACTAATTTCTTTCATGCAATCTAAAATAGCTTTGCGATCTGCAGGACTTGATGGTACTGTCATAATATATTTCCTTTATTTGCGTTCAATATCTTCTTCGATACAATTATCACCATATTGGATTTCAATAATCTTTAATGGGGATTCGGTTAAATTGCAGAGCTGATGCCATTCAGTATCTGCAATACTAATAGTTGCAAAACGTTCATATGAACCTCTTTTAACTATTTCTTTTGTTTCGGGATGAATTGTATTTACTATTGCCTGTCCTTCTGCAACAAACCACAATTCACTTCGGTGTTGATGTCTTTGCATACTTAGAGACTTGCCCGGTTCCACGGTTAGTTCTTTAAGTTTAATTTCTTTACCGTTTTCGTGGAGTACTCGATAATAACCCCATTGGCGTTCAGTCTTTGGTGCTTTCCATTCTTGAAGAATCCAAGAACTAGAGTTCATTTTGTTTTCGCCGCCTACGCCGAATGCAAATTCTAACTTATCATCTACAATATCCATTTCAGGAATATTCTCTTTAGTACGATCTCCGCCATTCGCAAAAACAATCGTTTGATCTGGAAACAATTCTCTAACTTTTCTAATTGCACCTTTGGCACTGTTATCAGCATCATCAAAAGAAATACAATAAGTAACGGGTTGAAGGGCGTCAATGATTGCCATGCGCTCATTCAATGGCATAAAGGGTTGACCCTTTTTCCGTGTTAACCAATCGTCAGAATTAACTCCGACAACCAATATATTACCTAATTTTCTAGCTGCTTTAAAATATTCGATATGACCACTATGTAAAGGATCAAATCCGCCCGTAACTAATACTACTTTCATATTAACGTCTCATACTTGAAATTGATTTGGCCTCATCATCAGTAAAGATGGGGACAGCATTAGACTTGTGCATAGTGCCAATGCCTAGCATCTTCGTGCCCGTATATTGAGGAATAGGTTTGCTTGCAACTGCACCTGTGTGTCCAGTGTTTAAGCTTTTGATATGTGTATTTGTGATTCTACCTGGAGGAGTAGATAAAGAGTAAGATAACTTTTCTACTTTAGCGGCAGCTTTGTTTTTTGTGCCGTGGGATTGAACAAGCTTTTCCCATTCGGCGGTAAGTTCGCGATGCCGTTTCGCTTCTTCGGCATTACGAAATTTTTGTTTGCCCTTTTTCTTACCTAAAGCAGATAACCAAGGGCCTTCAAGGTGCATAGTCATATAGAATACCTCACTTTAAACATACTTTATTATAACACCTTTTTCAATACTTGTCAAATGCTCTGTATTTGTGATCCTCAAACGATCTCTTATCGTATAATGGATCATCTGGCATGGATCCTAAATCTAACCAGGCTTCTTTGTTGGATACCTCTGCAGAATTGATTTTGAACAAACTTATTACTTGTTCAAAGAAGCCTCTTTCTTTTTTGCTGGGACCGGAACCTTTTTAGGTGGTAGTACATCCGGGAACGCTTCTCGAACAAGATCTTCTTTCAATGACTTGTACTTTGTTTGCAATTTTCTATCTTTGGCCAAACAAACAACTTCTGCTTCTGTCCAATGAATGCCTTCTAACAATTGAACAAATAATTGTTCTTTTCGCGCGCGAGTCAAATTAATACTTTCATTTAACCAAATGTAGAATCGTCTAAATTCAGTATAAAGATTAGTTTCAGAATATCCTGTTGGAATAGACGTGTCCTTCTTGAATGGAGGCTCGCCGTCAGGTAAATATACTTTGATATCAGTATTAAAATTAATTTGCAAAATGCCTTTTAGTACAGGCGTATCATATGCTCTTAACACTTTAATTTTTGATTCTTTGCTTCCAGCCTTTTCGACTTCGTCAAAGATTTGCGGTATTGATGTTTTCATTTTAAAATTCCTCGATGAGTTCGAGCATGTTTTTCATTTTATGCTCAATAAAGAAGTTTAGCAACTTGCTTTTATCTTTTTGTGGTTTTTCGACATAACTATTTATAATAGCATTTTTAATTTTGTCAGGAATAGAATCAAAGCTAACTAATTTCTTATTGCGTTCATAGTTCTTTATAAAATCTGAATCTTTCGGCATAGCTTCAAAGTCTTTGTACCATACATCAATCTTATCTTGACGAATAGGCTTTTGTCGGACATTGTTAACGATACTATCATCAGCAGACAATACATTTGGAACGCCGTCGCCTTTATCGCCTCGAATAATATGTTCAAAGATATATTTTTCGGGACTAATGTCAGGCTTAACGTATTTCTTTTGTACAGGTGAAAACTGTTTCACATTGCTATACTTTTGCAACTGAATAAAGTCGTGATCGCCAGAAAGAACTAGAAATGGCTTTGGATCCTCAAACAAAAGATTGTTTGTATCATTTGTCTGAGACCACTCTGCTAGAACAGCAATAATATCATCTGCTTCTGCGCCGTCGACATTGATTACCTTGTATGGAAAGAATACATCAATCTCACTTCTAATAAGGTTCAATGCTTCAAAGATTGTTTTCCAATCAAAACCGGAGTCTTCTCTTGCCTTCTTACGACCAGCTTTATAATATTGAAAATATTCACGTCTCCAATAATTTTGATTGTCGCAAGCAATAACTAGCTCACCATACTCTTTACCAAATTTTTGTTTATAGCTTCTGATAGAATTTAAAATCATATGCCGCAAAAGAGGCACTTGAATTTCTACATCATTACGTCCGCCCACTTCCATCATAAGATTAGAAATGGCGGTTTGGTTAAAATCAACTACGATCATAATTTTCTTTCATTACATATTTGTTCTATACGTTGCTAATATAGTATCACCTTGTTTTATCGTTATTGTATATCTGGTGATCTCATTAGCTTCCATTATTGCGTCTATAACATCTGCAGCTTCTCTTGCACTAGAATATCCTGTGCCTAAATTTCGAGACCACGTATCATTTGTTTCTGTATTGCCGCCGGGAACAAAAACTATTGCAGTATAAGATTGTCCCGCAGAAGCTGCCGCATCAAAAGGTCCAACATCTGTTCCTGTTACAGATTGAGATGTAACGACACTTGTTACTGCAGTTACATTGCCATTTGGATCTACATATGTACCTTCTACAGCTGTTGTAGGTGATACATTAGCTTGATCTTGCAATACTTCTATATACTTACTAACTGCAGTTTTAACATTCGGCTTAACTGTTAAGTCTAATACTTCACCGGAGCAACCTGAAAGCAAATTGAACACTATCTGAGTAATTTGAGATTGAATAGCATTACGAAGAGCAGCTTTATTAATGGATGCATTAAAACTATCAATAAAACCATTTACAGTACTTTCAAACCCAAGAAGAGCAGTTTTATATGCATCATATCCAGTATTTGCTGCAATTTTATCACCGATAGCTTTAATCAAATCGCCTTGTTTAATTGAATCAATTAAATTTTTAAGGTCAACATCGGGTACAGCATCGTTAGGTGTACAGCCTGAGCCAAGAAGATCTTGTAGTGAACATCCGCCGCCTGCTTCTGCACCTGACAATGTAGCAACACCACTTAGCTTATCAGAATTGCCTTTATATGTAACAAGCTTAGCTCTTAAACGAGTCAAGTCTGCTTTTTCATCTGTTAGTGATTGTTTTTCTGCAGCAATAGTTGTAAAGGGAGGAAGAGGGGAAGCAGTACCTGCACCATTTGCAGTTTCATATGTTGTAATGTCTTGTTGACGGATTGTTATTCGTGTCACTCTGACATCTAATTGATCTATTGTTGTATCAAGAACAGAACCAATAGGATTTTGATAGATTTGCTGAGCAATCTTCTCCATCGTATCCTGAGCAGTAGCAACAATACCAGATGCGTTATTGATAGTATTAGTAATTGTATTAATTAGTGTTGTTACTTCAGTTAAGCCATTTGGAATAACACCTGAACCAGTAGTTATTTGTTTTGCACCTTGACTTAACTGAGTATAAACTTGTTGTAATGGACTGCCGCCAATCTGAGATAATACTATCTTGATTAGCTGACAATAACTTAGACTTAAACCGGCCATATATTTACCTCGTAATTTTTAGAATGATTGTATCTATATTTATCCGACCGTTTACTGCTTGTTCCTTAGATTTAATACTATCCAAGAACGTTCTAAGTTTGACCTTACCCGACGCCATCAAATCTTTAATTTGTTCTTCAGGTTTACGCAAAGTCTTTTGCTTTGATTTTTCTGGAGACCAATTCTGCAAAGTAGTACCTTTAACAGTCATACCTTTTGTAGATTCGGATGTGTATACTGCAAGCTTACGAGTTTTCGTATTAAACAACCATACTTGTTCTGCACCTACAAGATCAATTCCTCTAGCTGAGGACAATCCTAATTCATCATCCTTGAGTTTATATTTCAAACTCTTAACTTGTGCGACTGCTGGTTTTTCGCGAACTGCTCGAGGCTTACGATTGGCTTTCTTGAACTGACCATATTTGTCACAATCTGCAATGAATGATTCAAACATCTTAACCATGCTTTTTAGTTTGCGCTTGTTAAAGTTTGAATAGCCTTCTACAATTTGTGAATCTTTAGAATCTACAACTTCTTCAAATTCTGCAAGTTTGCTTTCTGCCCAAGTCTTAACTGTGATAACATAAGGGGCAGGAATTTGATTACCTTTGAGGTGATTATATAGATTGAACTCTTTATCCTCAGTAACAAACTCATCAATAAAGCCTTCAAGCTCACCTACATATTCAGATGCCTTTTCTTTCATAGCATCTTGAATAGAAGTACGTTTAACTGTTGTTGTAGCTACTGCGACTTTGACGGTTGTTTCTTTTGTCAATAATCTAGCTTTACCTAGATCAATTAGACCAGTAAGATTTTTGTCAAATGCTTTTTGATGATCTGTGGAAACAATGGCGCCTTGTAAAAGCATACGTGCCATCCAACCATAAGTGATGTGAACATCTCTCTCCTCAACCTCGGCAAAATACTTTACATCGGTTGGTCGATTCTTTTTAACATATTGCTGATAGTATTTGTAGGAATCAGACCGTGTCTTTTCTGTACTATACCAATTATTAAGACGCATCAAAGTAATTGTATAGTCATCTGACAAAGGATCGAGTTTAGATACTAGTGGTTCTGATTGAAGAACTTTGCTTGCATCATGTTCACGTTTTGTTGCCATTTATTCTCCAAGGGTAAAGTTAATTTGCTTAATTGAATCATACCTGCAAGAACGCCATTCGTTCTTTTCTAAGTCGAAAACAGAAATCACATCATCGTTTTCTTTACGAACTCGATCTGTCTTCTTTTCGACCACGGGTAATTTAGATTCAACAAGAGTGCATTTCATTTCCCTTATTGTATCATCTTTCTTCCGAAAAGTCAAGCATACAGTTTCCGTTTTTAGAATGCCTTGCAACCATTCTCGGAAAAGTTTTTGTTCTTTTGGATCTGCTTGTTTATACCAATCAAATCCATTTTTAGTGTTAACCAGTAAGTCCTGATATTCCGTATTCATCTTGTACAGCTTTCAAAATAGTTTCAACTCTGTTGTCTACATGGTAATTATAATATACTTTTTCGTGTCTGTCAAGTATTCCAGAAATACCCCTTTCGTCAAAAAGGTTATTCGCTTTTTCCGTCAATCTTTGCGGATTTTGGACATCTTCATAATCATAAAATAGGACATGATCCCAGATATCGACTACATCTTTGTGATATTTTAATGAACGAGGAATAATTGGAATTCCACCTGTAGCCAAAGCATCAAAGATTCGAATAGGTGCATCATTTAGAACAGGAACAATCCAATGTGCTTTATGACTGCACCATTCTGTAAATCTTTCGAGCATATCTTTACTGTGATATGAACCATCAACAAGTTTTACTTCGGATAATTTGCGATTCAATGTTTGAACTGTTTTTTGTCTAATTGGAAATTGTGGATATTCGATATGATGACCCAAAGGCTCATCGGATCTAACAGTATTTTTAATTATCTCAAAATTATCTCGTAAATATTCTCTGGTCCACTGAATAACACCTGAAGGAACAGGACCTGCCATGATATTATTATATCTTGACAAAGGTTCTAAATTATCTGCGTGAGTTGGAACATAAAGGTCGCACATTGCTGCAAGCATGCCAGACAAAGCAAACCAATGATGATTGTCAAAGTCCCAAATAACAAAAATGGATGTAGGCGAACTTAAATATAACTCTACAAAACGAGATAATTCATTATTGACCATTACATTATTGTTACTTAGTATAACAATAGAATTTTCAAAAATCTTCGGAGGACTTTGCATACTGAAGAAATGGATATTCGCATTTGGTGGCTTATATCTAACAGCATGAAATATATGATCGGTCAAATAGATTTGACCTGAGAATTTTGCTTTGAAATTATCTTTAAGATATCTATTTCTAAGATTTTTACCTCTGACCATGTTATACAAAGCATCTTGCTGAGACAACTGACTTGTACCGGCAATAGTTTGTGCAATTTGATTAGCTAAGGCATTTGCGTTGTTGATTAATGTTTGAAAATCATCAGGCGGTGGCGGTGGCGGCATATTAAAAAATACAGACATTAACGACCTCTTCCAACTTTCTTTTGGATTGCCTTATTAATCATTGGTACATTTTTTGGTCTTGCGGATTTCACCATTGCCTGCAAATCTGCTAATGGTTTTGAGTGAAGTTTTGGTTTACCAGATTTGGTAGTGTTTGGATCGCGTTCTTTATGATTAGCCATATCAACTCCTTTAAATAATAACTAAATTATAATATCTAATGATGTAAATGTCAACAGAAGTGCGGGATTGCCCCGCACTTTTTCATAACTATATTTAACCAGCTGCGCCGGCTACTTTTTCTTTAGTTCGTCCATAAGCAGCAATACCGAGTACGGCACCCATTGCTATATGATATAACCCTGCACCTTGCAGTGTTAACGGTTGCCATTGATTTGTAACTGCACCATTACTTAGTGCTTGTAACAATGACCATAGTACTGGGAATAGTACAAAATCAGCTGTACATGTCGCCATGTAAACCCATCCCATTGCTGGTCGCCATTTTTTGTTAATCCAATCTGAATTATCATTTTTAACTAATACATCGGCGCCTTCTTGCATAGCGCCACCTGTGCTTTTCAACATATCAGGGTTACCCGATACATATCCTGCAGGCGGAATTGCATTAGTATTAAATGGAGTAGGGTTCTTTTTCTCCTCGTTTGCGTGTTCGTCCCATGCTGGCATAATTTTCTCCTTTTATTATTATCATACGCCACCACAAAATCATACTATAGACTTAATTGGCTTTTTTCTTTCTTCCGCGCTTAACGGTTTCTTTAACTTCGGCCACTACTGCTTCAGCTTTTGCTTCAACTTTGGCAACTTCTTCTTTAATTTCAGTCTTCGCTGCTTCGACTTTTTCTTCTGCTTTAGCAACTATTTGATCGATCTCTTTAGAGATAACATTATTGTCTTTTTGGCTGTTCATATGTAGCATGTACGCCAAAAAAGCAACAACTGCGATAATGATGATGATAATTTCCATTTTGTATTTCCTTTAAATGATTAAAATTCACGGCCAGACATAGGCCATACTGTTATTTATACCCAGCCTTCTATTGCAAAATCGTTAGCGAATGTTTGCACTTTGAATCTGCTTGGCAATTCATTAAAAAATCCAATTTCTTCAGATGTTTTATCGAGCACGATGTTTGGAAGACCTTCTAGATCTCCGGCAAACACAATACTTAATGTACAATAGTCTGTATTTTTGGAAAACGAATTTTCTTTGTATCGGTCTTCGTAAAAACCCATAGGATATAGATCACCTTTAAAATCTATACCAATTTCTTCTTTGATTTTTCGGCGTGCAGCCTCTACAGCTTTTTCGCCTTTATGTATTCGGCCACCGACTGGCCAAAAAACCCCTTTGCAGGGTTCTTCAGTTCTTTTGATTAGTAGAACTTTATCATTATATCTCAAACACACGTCAACACATAAATTGACGGTGCTATTAATAATTTGTTTGTATTGTTTTTCTGGTATGATCATAATCTATATTTTATGTGTCAAAGATTTTCTAAGTTACTGCTTGTTTTTTCTTCGCCTGCACCTAAAACACACGCCAATCTAGCATCATACTCAATCACAGTCCATGATCGTTTTTCTTTATTTGCTAGTAATGTAATATGAGTATTGTGTACTGTTTTGCCTACCCAAATTGGTTTTTCTTGGTGAATATCTGAGAAATAATTCATAACGGTTTGTGCGTCAGAACACTTCATTAGTTTGGTTAAATCGATAATCTCCTGGGCGTTTGCTATAGAGCTAGTTAGGCAGAATAGGAACGCCATTGCTATTTTTCGCATAATGGCTCCTCATTTAAATAAGTATTTATTACTTATATTTTGCCACCACAATGAGGACAGTTTTGCTTATGCTCTTCTCTTCCTTGTTTGACTACTTTTTTTAAGCGTTTGGCATCGCGCAATGCACTTTTAATAGTGGTTCTACATCTTTCAGATTTGGATTTTTCCAATTCTTTTTTTAAAGTATCTCTTAGTTTATTGAGTCTACCTTCAAAGATATCTAAGAATCCCGATAGTGTTTTCGGATTGTCGCTCATGTTGTTAACCCTTATTTTTAGTATTTATTTGGCAACAAAACTGACATCTAAATTACCATGAGGATTCGTCAACTAATGTTTTGACGATTGCAACATGATCACCATTGAAATCGGCTTCAATACTGCATTTAACAATTGATCCAATACCAGATGAATCATCTGATGTAAGTGTCAAATAATATGAATCAGGATATTTGTCGATGAACTGTTTGATTGTCTCAATGTCATCTCTGTGTAAGTGAATTGTTTGCATATTAGAAAAAATAATTTAAAACTGAAAGTAAATTAATAACAAAACAGATACCGCCGACGAACCATCCAAAAAATGATTCAGATTCGATTACCCATTTTGCTGCCCATATGGTAAAAAGTATATTAAGAACGATCATTATTAATTTCAAAGTGTTTCATGATTTTTACTGCACATTTTTGTTCAACAGTATCTCTTGGGTCTGCGATTTCGTCAATACATAACTTAGCACATTCCTGCACAATCAACTCGGCGAACTTTTTTTCAAACTCTTGTGGGTTAGTATAACACCAACTATCTCCCATAGGTTTTTTCCTGGCCTGTTCAGCAAGTTCTCGAATTCGTTCGTTCATTCTTCAACTCCGAAAAAATGTTCTCGAATAGCCACATAGCTGTCAACACCGCATTGAACATATCCGTCCCAATGTGTGTCTTGCATCATAAGCTTGTCTTCTAGCACAGGTTTATATTGTGCTTCAATCTGCTGCAAGCATTTGTCAATAATCAACTCGGCGAACTTTTGTCTATCAAAGTGTACCTGCCCGTCTACTAGAGCTCCATCGACACGATGACTCCAACATTGTTTTTCCAGTTCTTTAATTCGTTCGTTCATTCTTCAACTCCGAAATGTTCTTTGATATTCTTTGAAGCAAAGGTCAACGCTCTATCCCATTGATTATTACCGTGCCCGTTTCCAATGCTTGCTTGTTCAACACATTTCCGAACAATCAACTGGGCGAGCTTTTCTAACACTTTTTGATTGTGGTCTGGATGTGCTGGATCAATTTCTAAATTGGCCTGTTCAGCAAGTTCTTTAATTCGTTCATTCATAGTATATCCCCAGCATCCATTGTCTTCACTCATACGTATTAGGTTTCATATCTAGTTCCATTCTGTTCGTCACTCATCTCGGTATCCCAACGGCCGAAACCAGGACCCCGTCCGTATCTCCAGTAAGCACATTATAGCAAGCACACCCTCGTTCAAAACAAGCACTGTCGATAACTACAGTATCGGTATCGTTAATAAGCATTTCGGAGAATCGTTCAAGAGCAGCTTCCCAACGGACCCGATCCTTACCAAGACCGTATACGTCAAGACCAGACTCTCGTGCAAATTTTCTTATAGACTCGTTCATTATTTAAGGTGCGGCGGTATAGACCAACAAATCCCTGTCTAGTTTTCGATGCGCTATCACTCTGTCATCAAAAAGGTCGCCAACAGTCCCAACAAGTTTCTGCTCTTGCTGTGGTGGTATGGTGGCTTTCCTGATTGCATCAACAAGCCATGATGGAGGGACGCGTTCTGCTTGCTTTCCATTGTTGACAAGATAAGCAGCCCACCTGCCAAGGCACTCCCACAAATGCGCCACAGGCTCTTGCTGTGGTGGTGCGGGGTTCCAGTCCTGCACCTTTGCATAATCCAAAGACAAGTTTCGCATCTTTGCAAAGTCTCTGATTGCATCCACTGCTGGAGATGCGTCGTCAGCAGATGACAAAACAATACGTTCTTTGCGTGAGGTCAGCCAGCCCATAAAATCAAACAGTGCGCCAGCAATAACAGGATGCGCCACAGTCTCCTGCTCTTGTGCCAAGGCTTCTTCGATGGCGGCGATGGCTTGTCTTGCAAACACCATACATTGATTGTTTTCCCCGCCAAGTTTGTTACGGGTTAGATAATCCATGTTTTCATCATGCAGTGTTTTTAACGCCTCAAGCGCCATGCGTAATGCTTCTTGTGTCATGTGTTCTTCTCCTTGAGTTTGGCTTCAGTGAGTTTGAACACTTGGGAAACGATATACCCATCGTCA